TCTGACCGTCAAGCTTGATGGTGGCGAGGTCACAGCAGCCAATGCTGCCGTTGCTGTGATGAAAGGTCAGCAGATTGCCAATGGCGGGTCGTATCTTGATGGCGAAGGCAGGCACACGCTGCATATACATGATGCCAAGACTGATGCTGTGGCCGAGTTGGTTGAAGAGCTGTTAGGTCAACCTTGCATCATTGGTTACCACTTTCAGCATGACCTTGAACGGCTTAAGAAAGCTTTCCCGCATGCACCGGTAATTGGCTCAGGTGTGGTAGGCTCTAGGCTGGACAAAATCATTATGGACTGGAATACAGGCCAAGTACCTGTATTGCTAGCGCACCCTATGTCTGCAGGCCACGGTCTAAATCTACAAGGCGCCGGCCATGCAGTCATCTGGTATTCTCTGACTTGGTCTTTGGAGGTTTATGAGCAATTCATTCGCCGAATCTGGAGACAAGGGCAAAAAAATAATGTGATGGTGCACCACATAGTGGCTGCTGACACCATTGATGAAGCTATCATGTCTGCTGTAAAGCGCAAAGATAAGACGCAACAAAAGTTGCTGAATGCTGTGCGTGACTACATTAAACGTGATACAATTAGCAGCACTGACCATTGACATTACACAAGGTAAGTTATTTTCATTTCATCTTAAAGGAAACCATTATGGAAAAAGAAGCCACTGTTGCAACTCGCAATCGTATTAAGAAAGATACCGTCATCAATGTATTGGTTGACACCAACCCCAAGCGTGAAGGCACACTTGCCCATGCCCGCTTTGCATTGTATGAAGACGGCATGACTGTGGGCGAGTACACTGCAGCTGGTGGACGTTCTAGCGACGTGCACTACGATGCAGCATACGAGTACATCTCCTTGACCCCTGCAGAAGAAGCCGTCGCAGCCTAACATGAAGCTACTCATCACAGGCGTCACAGAGACGCATATCAATCATCCGAATAGAGCTAGCTCTACGAAGTTCGTCTCTATACCTGAAATGATGGCCTACGCATACACACGCTTAGGCCATCAAGTAGATCACCGCGCAACTGTGGTTGGTGAGGATCTTTCAGTGTATGACACTGTGTTTGTGTACCTTTACCCGTTAGACGGCAACGCCATTGACCACGTCGGGGCTGTGTATGCATTGGAGCAAAGGCCTGATGCTTACGTATGCCTCGACGACTGGTCTTTCAGATTGATCATGCCCTCATGGTGCCACAAAATTGATGCTGAAAAGCTGCAAGATCGTACGTGGCTGGCACCATTGTTCCCATGGGGTGATACCACGAAGATGGGCTTGGATGTTCGGTCGATTAAGATGTGGGACCCATCACCACTTTGCAGAATGCCGCCTGTGCATAAACTTTCGTGGCACCAACGCAAAACTGAGTGGTACAACGCATCCCTATCGAAGGACGCCCATGTTTGGACAACAGAGCAAAACCTATCATGGCCAGTTCACAGTGTTGGTGGAAAAGCTTTGGGGCAACCGCGTATTCTTGAGGATGACGTTGTCTGGCAATACGGCCAGTACAAAGGAGTTCTGTGTCCAACTTACGCCCATGCCGGCTCTGGATGGTGGCGAGTCAGATACCTACATGCTGCTCATGCCGGCTGCGTACTTGGCGGAAGCCCTGAAGAGCTTGGAGTAATTGGCGCCCCATATGCTTGGTCCATGCAAGACCTTGAAAACATGGGAGATGCCAGTTTGCAAATGGTTGCACAAGCGCAAGCAAACAGTTTGCGTTTTGAAATTGACATTGACACGACAGTAATGAAACTTGAAAGCTACGTATGCTCATAATTCTTGAAGGCCCAGATGGTGGTGGCAAATCAACTCTCGCGGAGAAACTGCGATTGCATTTGCGCCATAAGCAGGGGATACAGCATATGGTCAAACATGGCCCCTACACAGGAGTTGATGCTGAGCACCTTTGCAGAATCTACTTCAGGTCCATGTCACCGGCATTGTCGTTTGATGACACCGTTGTCATGGATAGGTCATGGCTGTCTGAGCCTATCTACGGTGACGCGTATCGCAATGGCGTTTCACGTGTTGATATGCCACGCCGCCGTATGCTTGAGCGTACTGCACTATCACGTGGTGCAGTGGTTGTGCTTTGCCAGCCTGACTTTGATGTTTGCGCTGATGCTTTCTCAAAGCGGCCTGAGTACCTTGATACTGTAGACCAATTGCGTGATGTGTATCAAGCATACGAAACGCTGGACTTGCAAACGCATCTGCCTGTGATCCACTATGACTATATCCATGACGACGTGGAGGAGTTGTTCCTCAAGATAGCGGCTGCGTCCATCCAAAACCACGCCAGTGGTGGCGGAGCCTTTAGGTGTGGGAATATCCTAATGCTTTGCGATAAAGGCCCTCAAACCAACGTCAAATCTTCAGCCGTGGTTGTGCCTTTTGTTAACTTCCTTGACAACGATGGCCCAAGCCGTATGCTGGCGCAAGCACTGGAGCAGGAAGGCATCACCGAGCGTATGCTGTACTGGATCAATACACAAACATCGCAAGGCATGCCTGCTGATACCGGCTTTATTGACAAGCTAAAGCCATCAAGAATCTTTGCCTTAGGCAATAATGCCTACACATGGGCCCTCAACAACTCGATCAAAGCAATCAAGTTGCCACCACCTCTGCACCACATGCAGAATTACCCTGACCAACCTTACCACATCATGGAGACTTAACTTGGATTTCCCTCTCATCAAAACTGAAGAAGCCCTGATAGGACTGTACCAAGTCCTTAGAGAACACGGCACGTTACTTAGCCCACGTGGCGAGCAAACGCTGGAGATTGAGAACTTTACGTACACTGTTGCGCCGTTTGTGAGGTTCAATTCATTTGAAGGCCGCAACTTCAACTTGAACTACCTTAAACGTGAGTTTGCATGGTATGTACGTGCAAACCCATTTGACCTTTCCATTGCTGACCATGCTGCGCAATGGGGCAAGATCGTTGCCAATGGCAAGCTCAATAGCAACTATGGCTCATACTGGTTTGGTGCTCAAGGTGTTAAGTACATCATGCAGACATTGCAGGCAGACCCCATGAGTCGCCGTGCAGTCATTCCCATGTACGGTACTGATCTTGACCACACAGCACATGACGCCAAAGATGTGCCTTGCACTATTGCCATTGAGTTTAGGCTTCGCAATTCGCAATTGCACACACGTGTCATCATGCGGTCTCAGGACATTCTTTGGGGGATGGCTAATGACCTACCCACATTTAGCTTTCTCCAGGAACTGGTGGCTGTTCTATTGAATGTCAACCCGGGGCCTTTGACCGTATCAGTAGGCTCATTCCATGTGTATGATTCTCGTATGGAGATGTTCAATAGTATTTTGTCGCATAAGCGGTATATACCCATTGCAGATCCACCGCCTCGCATTTCTCGGTATGAGGCCCATCAACTGATCGAACAGTCCATCAACCCACGCTTTGGATTCTCAAAATGGCTACTGAACGTATAACCACATACAGCAAAGTCCACTATGCTGAAGAGGCCCTTAGGGAAGCCATTTACGTAATGATACGCAATGGCCACTCCATGGAGGCAATTATTGAGGCCCTCATGTCTTTAAAGATTGAGATGGTCAATGCCATGGATTGGCAAAAAGCTGTCAGCGACGCGATGTACAAACCAACGTGATATAATCCACCTGTGGGCAACCACACTAACTTGACCATTGAAAGGAAAACATATGACAAAGATTAGATGGACATCTGAAGAACGCGAGGCAGTTCTTGCCGTTGCAGTTGACTTATTTGTGCGTGACGACTACAGTGCGTATGAGGCTGTTAAGCAAGCGCAAAATGCGCTGCCATTTTCGCGGCATAGAAACTTTGCGTCCCACTCTGCAGCCAATGACTTGGTTAAAGAGATCAAAGCCAGAGCCTACAAGGTTGTGCCAATCCCTAGGGATGTATGTCCACCCACAACGCCGAGCTCTATGCCCTCAGAACCACCGAATAAGCAGCCGGAGCCTACAGTTATAGGCACAATTGACGACTTAGTGCAGGCTATAGCAAAACGCATTGCTGCAACGCTCAAACATGAGATTGCAGTAGCTGTAAAAGAGTTGGAGCATGAGTTTCATGTGCCTAAGCACAACGGAGAATACGCCACAACCGGAACCAAGCGGCCTAGAGTTATTGTGATTGGTTTGCTAGGTGATCAGGTACATGCCATCAACAATGAGTTCAAAGACACCTATGATCTGAAGTTCATTGACACCGACAGAGCCATGGGGCTATCACCCCCTGATGCTGATGCGTACCTGCTGATGAAGAACTTCATCAATCATCCGCTGTATCACAAATACCAAGGGTTCCCCAACCACGTGTTGATTGATGGTGGCATGACTGCCTTGCGGACTTGGCTCTACATAAAGGGCAAAGAGCTACTTGCTTAATTGACGGGCAGTGCGCCCCGAGGAGCTGAGCCGCCTGTCCCGCCTCCAGCTGTATTAGGCCTGTAGTCGTAAGGCTTCTTAGATGCTTGATACAGCTGGTAGCCTAGCGCCGGTGCAGTCATTGCAGTACCAATAACCTTTGCACCAGGATGTGGCGCTAATGATACTAGTCCGCCTACGCCACTAAGACCTGAAAGGATAGCGTCAACGCTGTCGCCGTTTTGATATGCATTGTAAGCATGCATAATTTCATAGCCGGATAGTCCGCCCATGATGGTATTGAAAAACGGAATCTTGGAAAGAAATGATCGTGCTTCTTCAAGGGACGCAACTCGAGCATTGGCAGCAACTCGAGCGTCTCTTGCTCTTTGAACAGCAGCCTCAGCTTGTGTGAGAGGCGCAGGTCTTGCTTGTGCTGCAGTACGCGCAGCCTCAGCAGCTTCCAACTCAGCTTGTGTAGGTATATGCTGTGCGGTTGCGTACTCGTATAGCTTACGCGCTTCTTTTTGCGCAGCCGTCTCTTCAAAGCTACGTGGAACTGCAAGACCTGAGCGGGTGGCTTTGTAATCAGGCGGTAGGCCCTTTTCAATCTGATAGTTACGTGCAGCTTCAGTAACCGAAGCACCACCCGGGCCCATTTCACCTACCACTTTTGCGTTCCATTTATCGCCTGCAAGATCACCAATGTTCAGCATCTCTTCTGATAAGCCTAGCTCAGCTGCAATTTGCTGCGCTGCTGTTCGTGCCTCGCCAGTCTGTTGCGCTGCAGCACGTGCTGCGTTGTATCGCGCTTCAGCGTTACGCATTGCATCACTATGCGCATCAGCAAAGGTCTCAAAGCGATTTTGCGCATTTGCAAGTGTAGCTTCTGTAATGGCAAGTCGTGTGCGTGCAGCTGTTGTGCTAGGAGAACGATACTGCGGTGCACGGGACCCGCCAAATGCACCAGCAGCAGCTGATAGGTATTCCCCATTCAATGTAGGCGTGCCACCCTCAGGTGTGGTGCCTGGGCCTGGAGCACTGGCACCTTGCACAGGTGTTGCTGCACCATACGAAAAATTGCCTTTTTCATCATGCAATTCTGGCAGTATATCTGCCAGCATAGACTTTGGCGCGTTTGCGGTTTTGGTTTCGTCGCCCATATTATGTCCTATCGGTAAGGTGACTTGCTAACCAAGTCTTGATATGTTGCAGCAAACTCTTTAACCAACTGTTTGTATGGCGCAGATCTAAAGAATGACGCTGTTGTTGCACGAGGATTCTGATCAAAGTATTCAGTTTGCGCCTCAGCCATTTTGCCCATGTACACGTTTGTGACTTTGTTCTTGGCTGCAAGATACATGATGAAAGATGCTGGATCAGTATTCTTGAACCCGGGCTCAGCCATCTTTTGCGCATCAAACGTGCTGATCTGTGGGCCATAAATTGACTTGCCCTGCTTCATCACAGCTTGGTTCAAATCAGAGATGAGTTGCATCACGTTACGAGCAACTGCTTGCTCTTTTGGATTCAGCTCCAACTTGGCAACAGCATCGCCTACAGGCGCTGCAAGAGTGCCCCATGGCGTGGTGATGCCGCTTTCAGCAGCTTGTGCCAATGCATACATTGGGCCTTGGTGCGTCAATAGTCCCACCACACGTGGATTGGCTTTGACCAACTGTATCAGCTCATTGAACTTGGTGTTGTTGATGTCAACAGTCGCAGCATCATAGCCTGCCAGCAAGTCGTGCTTTTGTACATACGGCGCAGTGCGCTTTTCAGCTTCTTTTTCCTGTATTGAAAGATTTGACTTATTGACTTCAGCTGTAGCTGCTTGTGCCGCTCTTGCGTTTTCCAATTCCAAAGCACGACGTTGTGCGCCTGATGCATTAGCAGGAATGCTTACTGCCGTAGATAGCATACCTGGAGCAGGGGCTGCTGCTGATACAGGGGCTGCTGCTGATACAGGGGCTGCTGCAGCAGCACTTGATACGGGTATCATAGCTTTCTGTGCTCGCAATTTCAACTCACGATCAAGCGCAACAACATCACTCATAGCACGTGTAGCGCCTGCTGTATCTTTTGCTTGCTGTGCTGCCAGCAATCTTGCCTCAGCTTTTTGTTTTTCTGCTTGCAGTATAGGGATTGCGTTGGCATCTTTAGCAGCCTGATCTGCAGGTGCCACACGCATAGGCGCTGCAGCTACAACAGGTGCAGGGGCAGCTACAACAGGTGCAGGGGCAGCTACAACAGGTGCAGGTGCAGGTGCTACAGCAGGTGCAACAGGCTCTTGTGCAGTGGCAGCAGTAGGCTCAATCCGTTTGGTAATGATTCGCCCATCAGGTCCTAAATCATAATAAGCAGTGGGGCTTAAATCTAATGCCCAGTTTTCAGGCTTTGCTAACATTTTAGGCAGCATTCTTGCAGCCGTTGAGTTTGGATTGCTTTGCGCCTCAGCCACAAGTGCTTTTGAAAGCCGCAGATTAGGGGCAGGCTCTACAACACCAGCAGCTGCAAGCATTGCAGTAGGCGCTATAGAGGCAGGGGCTGCTGCAGCAACAGGGAGAGGCACAGCAGCAGCTACTGGTGCACGTGCAGGCTCACCAATAGTGACTGCTGGAATAGTTGCACCGCCACTAGATACTGAAGGCAACGCAATAGGCGGTTCAATCTTAACGCCAAGTTTTGCAGCTTGTTCTGCACCAACCTTATCAACAAACTCAGCATTTGCACGTGCTCGTGCCGCTTGATCATTGCCTGCGCCTAACAAATCAAGTTGCAATTTGAATTGCGCATTTTGCAGTTCAAGTTGCTTAACTTTTTGCCCAAACAGCGCTTGATCTTGCGCCAGTAGCAATTGCTTTTGCGAAATATCGGTGGTCTGCGCTTGATTAACCATGCCTGCATAGCCCTTCACCAGCTCACCTACTTTAGGGCTCTTGGCAGCTATAGCAAGATATGCTTTAGGATCAATTTGTTGCAATTGACCAGCTACAGCAGGTGGCACTGTGCCATCTTGCAAGTCTTTTGCAAGTGCAACAGGGTTTGCACCTACAGCACTTGCAAGCATTCCCATAGCTTCAGCTTGGTTTTGTGCTTCAAATTTCTGTGCCGCGATGGAAGCTTTCAATGCTGCAATGTTTGGAGCTTGTATTTGACGCTCACGCTCTTGCTGGCTTAAAAGTGAGCCTGCACGACCTAGGCCTTCACCAAAAGAGCCTGTGCGACCTGGGTCAAGAAATGCGCCTGCAATTCCCCACCAGTCAGTTTGGTTGTTACGTGCGTCTAGGCTTTCAGCAACTTTTTGCAAAGCCGCCAAGTACTCTGTTTGTGCCGCGTCAGACAGCCCAGTAGGCGCAGCAGGAATTGTAGGTAATGCCATGATTGCCCTTTACTTAAGCCAGCCTTGGATCTTATCGCCTATCCATGACCCAAATGAACTATTGGATAAGCCCCCAACAATGCCACCAAGCCCTGCAATTTGCGACAATGGCGATGACGAGTACTGCCCTGCTTGACCCGGGCCTTCATACGTACTAGTCACTGATGTAGGCATGTTGTAGCCACGTAGCAAGTTGGCTTCAGTACTTAATGTTTGCAATGGAAATAACTGCTGATTTTGTGCATTTGTTTGCTGCTGCGCGCCCATAGTGGACAACGCGTTAATGTCATTCAAATTGAATTGCTGCTGCCCGGCGCCAAGATTCTGCGCTGCTTGCGCGCCTGACAATTGCATCTGCCCCTGCGCGCCAGCTTGTTGACCTGCAAGTTGCCCGAGATTGCCATACAAACTGGCTAAATTTTGTCCAGCCTGAGCGCCTGACAATTGCATCTGCCCCTGCGCACCAGCTTGGTTACCTGCAAGCTGTCCAAGATTGCCATACAAACTGGCTAGATTCTGCGCTGCCTGAGCGCTTGACAATTGCATTTGCCCTTGCGCACCAGCTTGTTGACCTGCAAGTTGCCCGAGATTGCCATACATATTGGCTTGGTTTTGTGCTGCTTGCAACGCTTGCGTGTAGCCACTTTGTAACGCGCCGGCTTGCAATCCTGTAACGCCTACGCCTGCATTGGCAATATTCTGTGCTAGCGCATTGGCGCCACGTTGTGAGCCAAACTGGCCTGCGCCAACAATGCCTGCTGTAGTTTGTGGCGCCAGATTTTGCGATATGTTTTGATTGCCTAAAGCGCCAATAGACTCCACTACGTTTTGCGTGTAGGGATTCATGTACTGCTGCACAGTTTGATATGTTGGTGCAGCTGCAGCTTGCATGTAAGGCTGCGCAGCGCCTACGATGTTGGTCCCCATTGCGCTATTGATTGCAGAGCCTGCTTGCTGCAATGGCTGCGCAGTAGCTTGCATATAAGGCTGCGCAGCGCCTACGATATTAGTTCCTAATGCAGTATTGATTGCAGAACCTGCTTGCTGCAATGGTTGCGCAGTAGCTTGCATGTAAGGCTGCGCAGAGCCCGAAATGTTAGCACTTAATGCATTGTTTATTGCGTTACCTGCTTGCTGCACGTAAGGCTGCGTGGCCCCTACACTTGAGCCTGCAAGATTGTACGCTTGCTGTTGCAAAGGTTGTGTGCCAACGTACTGCGCACCTTGTACAGCAGCTTGCCCTTGCTGCGCAATGTTGTTAAGGTAGTCAGTGTAAAAAGCAGGCGCGGTTGTGGCCTGCGCTGTTGTCGATTTAATGTCCGCTAAAGGGGTGCCTGCGCCAAGATCTGCCATGATTTATCCTTTGAGGTATTCTAAAGGCGACTTGGCCTTTGGGGGTATTTTGTCAACAGGTGCTGAGCGCTTATGCTTACGAATTGCTTGCCGCATTTCATCGAGTCTTTTTGCGCCTGCATCTGAAGAGCCATTACCTAATGCTGCAACCGTGTCAGCGTCAAACACGTATTCGCCATCAGCAAGCATGGCAGGAATATCGTCGGATTGACCGTCGCCTTTACCTTTGACATAATGACCTGTTGCGCCTGTAATGAACTCAGGCTGATGGTGCGCAAGGCCGCCACGCTTATAACCTTGCGGGGCTGCACGATTTGCCAATGCTGCAATAGTAGGGCCGTGCCCAAAAGCCAATTGCGGCAAGTCTCTTAATATAGACGCGTTTTGCTGCGCAGAACCCGTGGATAGATTAGTTGGGTCTAAAAACCCACCAGGGTTTTTGCCTTGGTCTTGCGTGCTCAACATGTTAATAGCCAATTGAGAAAGATTAGGCTGCGACCCGCCACTACTACCAAGCGCTTTTGCAATGTCTTTTGCAATATTTGAAGGCGTGCCTGCTTCAGCAAGCTGCTTGAGCGCGTTTGCGTTGCCTAATGTTGCCAAGTCATAAAGCGATGATCCTAGGCCAGTTGTGCCGTACGCAGCTGCAAGAGCTTCAGGGCTTAATAAACCTTGCGCAGCCATACTTGCACCAAGAGCGCCAGGAGCCATGCCCGATGCAACAGCTTCATTTGTCAATGCTGTTCCTGTTGCACCGCCATACCCAGAAGCTAGTGGGCTTGCTGCTGCGTCAAAGAGACTGCCACTTCCACCAAACTGCGCAGCGGCGTTGTAAGCGCCACTACCAACTAAAGATGCTGGTATCCCGGCGTTAATTGCAGCATTCAATGCTGATGCGTTCATGCCATAACCGGCGCTGCCCATCATCGACTCCATTGCAGCAGGCGTAAGATGCGGTGCAGCAACTGCAGTTTCCGCTACAGGCGCAACTGCAGTTTCAGCTACAGGCGCGGCCGCGCCTGTAATAGCGTCATACGCAAGAGGCGCCGCATAAGTAAGTAAGGCTGCGCCTGCTGCGTTATTTGCAACTTGATTCCAGTCATTGCCTTGTGCACGAGAGATCAAGCCATTGGCAGCTGCAGCTCCGGCTGGGCCGCCAAAGTAGGCAGCAGCCGTAACAGCAGCTGCGTTAACCAGCTCATTGCTAGTTAGCTCTTTGCCTAGTGCGCCTAAGCCACTTGTGCTACTATCTGTTGTAAGTGTCTTAGATAGATCATCAAAGTTAATGCCTAAAAACCCACCCCCACCACCAAATAATCCACCTCCTCCAGATGACCTTTGCCCTTCTTGCGTTACGTTCCCTTCAGGGTCATAGAACCTGACCATGTTTGTTGCGGGGTCATAGCTTGTATAGGCCGCATTTCTATCCGCAAAAGCTCTTTGTTCTCCTTTTCCACCAGATGTACTCTCGTACATCCCAGTTGACTCAATTGCGCCACTAGCGATTTTTTTCTCAAAGTCAATTTGCTTTTGGCTTTTTTTGTACGTTGGGTCATCGGCAAAAGTAATTGTTGGCCCGCCCCGGCCATTAGGGTTTTCGGTTATGACGGGAACCATGCCAACTCGACCAATCAATTGGTTTCCGCCGGCGCCCCTGTCTCTGCCGCCTGCTGCGCCGCCGTAAATTGGCGCGCCGTATCCCACAGGCAACGCAATTTCATTATTGTCTTCGTCTCTTGCTCGTGTGGTTCCGGGTACGTAAGCTTGTGTATACGCAGGTGCTGCTGGCGCTGCTGCAGCAGGTGGTGACATGCTGTAGTTAGTTACACCAGCGGCTCTAGCTGCCGCAGGTGTGCCATACGCTGTCCCGTCTGGGCCGTAGACAACTACTTGTATGCCTGCTTCTCCCATCCCCACTGGGTTATTTGGGTCAAATGGAGGCGGTTCAGCTTTTGATCTACTTTCTTGTTGTAGTGCACCACCTAGTGGTAGTGCAGGCCCAGGCATCTTTTCTAAATCGCTAACCGGTGCAGGCCCAGGCATCTTTTCTAAATCGCTAACCGGTGCAGGCCCAGGCATCTTTTCTAAATCGCTAACCGGTGCTGGTGCAGGCGCTGGCGTGTTAACAACTTTCTCAATTGCTTGACTTACCCATCCCATGGTTAGCCCCTTAAATGAAATGTTGCAGAGTACGTGCGATCCACACCCTCATTCACTTTTGCAACTGTGGTTGGGTATTTGAAAAACTTACCTAAACTGTTCAAAGAAGGGTCATCATAATACGTCACAGCATCAACAAATCGCCTTTTTGCTTGCTTTAGCATGGACTCAATGCCATCCACTAAATCTTTTAGTCCACCTGCATTGATGGCGTGAAACTCCATGGTGTCAGGTTTATCAGTATGCTCATCCACAAGAAAAATGGTTTTGCCTACGTAGTAGTAAATACGGCCTTGCGCAACATACTGTAGAAACGTGTTTTTAGCATCATCCAAAGTGTACTCACGACCTGCATGATGCTTGTCGTAATCAGCTTCAATGATGTCAAACAGTTCTTTTATTCCTGCCATTTTATGGTGCCCCTACTGACATAATGCCAACCAATGACTTGGCCCAATCTTGCCATGTCTTAAAGCCAGTCTGATCAGGCACGCCTGAGTTTGCAAAATAGCCAATGCCCTGTACACCATTGGCCCAATCTCGCCAGTGATCTTCAGGCACCATGCCTAATTGCTGCGCAGCAAACAGCTCATTCATGAGGGCGCACCATCTATCCCATGTAAGCCCGCGCGGGTCATATGTAGTCATTACGGGTTTCCTGTGCTGCGTTCATCGCCAACATTAACACTCAGGAGTATTTTACCTGTTTCGTAGTTCCCATTGAAAGTATTTGACTCAAATCGTAAGCGCATTTCACGGCGCTGCTCACGCATGTCAACTTTAAGCGTAGTAGGCGAGAAGACATAGGGGTCAGAGTCAACGTCTACATCATCAGCGTAGCCCTTACCTGTAACCACTAAACTCATATCACCTGACTGGACAAAGTCAGGCTCCATACGCTCAATGCGCATCCAGCGATTTGCGCCTTGCACTTGATCTTGCCCAGGCCCACCAGTTACCCACCCAATATTGTTAGTCTCAAAGAAGGATTGCACAGCATCAACATTGGTTAGGTACACTTGATTTGCGCCAGTTTCATGCTGCCACAATGTATACTTGCTTTCAGTGTTTGCAACATTGCCACCCCAAATAGGATAGTGGAACACTTCTGAAAACACACCAGCAGATCGAGCTGCCCCGGGGGCAAATCCTGCGTCGTACCAGACTTGATCACGCACATTGAAAATGATGGCGTTGTTGCATTCAATAGCATCACCTGATGGGTAAAACCACCAGATCTCACCCCAACGTGGTATTTTTGCAGCCCAAACTTTTTGTCGTTGGCTGTAGTTTATGTTGTCAAAGAAGAAATTGATGTTGGTGTTATTGGCAACTTCTTGGACCACGCCGTTGTACATCAAAAAGCGATCAACCGCAACCCAATAGATAATGCCATCATACTCAATAACGCATTGACTCGACATGATAGATGTTTGCGTTGAGATGATGTCGTACCGCCAGTACAGCGTAGAAGTCCCTACCGTGGTGGGCGCATAGGTTACCCTGGTCAGCTGGTCGAGTGACCAGAAGAGGCCCGCAGGGGACGTCGTGCCGCCTCTGAGCGCTATGCCCTTAACAATCTTGGTTGCTGAGACATTGTTGGCGTTGGCATCAGCACCAACCCAGTTGTTGAAGTCACCTGCACTGCAATTTTGGATAAGGCCATTGTTACCATAGACAAATAGGTACGGGTAGAGCATGCATGCCCCGCCTGATACTGAGATATTATTATCAAAAGTCAGTGTCTGCGCGCCATTAGTGCCGCTTGCAGATAGCGTTACAACCGTTGTACTGGCGCCTACAACAGACGTAACCACAGTTGTGTTTGCAGGTACACCCCCACCGGTGACTGATTGGCCTGCGCCAACGTTGTAATTCAAACTAGAGATGGTAAACGTTGTCCCAGTTGATATAGTGCCTGCAACAGAAAAGACGCCTACCTTGCTTAATGACCCACCTGGAAATGTCCCAGACAGCACCGGCGTATTGATGGTGTTGTCAATGTACTTTAAGTTTTGACCCGGGTGTGCAACAACTTGCAAAGCGCCTGCGCCATCATTGTAGCCAACATCAAATTGCCACAAGTTATTAACGTTTGCAGTAAAGTTTGATAAGCTAATATTGATAGGGCCTGAGCCTACGCCATCAGTATTTGACGTTTGCCATTGCTGCAAGTAATTAGCAGAGCCTGAATACACGTAATTCAGACCTTCTTGCGACTGCATTACCATGCCACGACTAATCTCACTGGCGTTTAAAAATATGGCGTTGTAGCCCCCGATTTTACGAGCACGACCGCGTTGAAATCTAACCCATAGCCCGTCAACGTGCATTGGCGAGTCAAACAGTGTACCGTCACGCTGAATGCCAGCTTTAATAGCCAATGAAATGACGTTAGCTGCCATTAAAAGCTGCCTCCAGCAATGCCACTAGTAAATGTGCCAGTACCATTCATAGTCAAACCCGCAGCATTGTAGTAGCCTGCTTGCGCATTGGCAATCACAAAGCCTACTTGGCTTGAGCCTACTAAGTACATACCTGAGTTAATGTCGCCTGTAAATTTAAGTGATGGCGTAGCAAGTGAGCCATTACCTAACGTTAATGTGGTAATACTACTTGCTGTGCCTGAAGCGGCATTGTAGACATTGGTACCGTCACAAATTACAACAAGCGAAGTGCTTTGCCCAATAGCAAGAGTTGCGCCACCAACTGCAGACGTTTTTACAGTAAAGCTAAACGCCCCTGTTGTGTTATTTGCTATTGTGTAAAGCTGCACCGTGGAAGGCACCACAATAATCTGGTTGCTGGTTAAAGTGCCTGTATACGCTTGAATTGTATTGGCGCCTTGGGCGGACGTCAGAGTTGTAGTGCCTCCAGTAACCACCAGGGACAACTGAGTGTATGCAAAAGAATTTGACCTACCATAACCAAAGGTATTCCATCCAGTGCCACTGGAGACCAGGACAAGGGACTCAGTCAATTGCAGTTGCTGATTTGCATTACCGTCAATGGTG